ACGTTTTAAAGCCTTCCTGGCTGAATTTATGAAGTTCAAAGCATCTGCTGATGAAATTAAAACTGCATTTCAAAAACTTATACCCGAAGTAGCCACCTATCAGAAATTACAAATAAACGCACAAAAAGAAATTGACCGTTCAGCAAATCAGGCGAATAAAGCCGCATTATCTGCACAAAAAGAAGCGGAAAAAGCTATAAAAGAAGCTATCAAGAATCAGAAATTATTAGATTCAGAAATAAAAAAAGCAAATGCAGATCAGAAGAAGTCAGAACAAGAAAAGCAAAAAGCAGCTGATAAAGCTATAAAAGACGCCATTAAGAATCAGAAATTATTAGATGCAGAAATAAAAAAAGCAAATGCAGAGCAGAAGAAAGCAGAACAAGAAGCACATAAAAGAGCGCAAGATCGTATTCAAATGTTCAAAGACATTGCAGGACTCACTAAAAACATTTCGTGGAATTTAGCCACGGGGGCAATATCTCTTGCCAAATGGGCGGCTATAGGGGCATTAACAAGCGGTTTCGGAATAGGAGCGCTTGCGAGTTCTGCGGCTTCAAATTCAAAAGAAGCCAAAGGAATGGGCGTTAGTACGGGTGTCGTACAAGCTGCTAAAAACTCATACGGCACTCGATTCTTAGACGACCCCTCCTCAACTTTACAAACAATTAGCGAGGCTCAATCTGATTTTAAATTAAGGCCCTATTTAGAAAATCTAGTGGGTAGGAAGCTTTCTTCTGAATCTCCCGCTAAGATACTTCCCGTACTAGAAAATGTAATTGCTAGAATGAGCAAGGTTAGCGGATATAATGCGCAATACGCTAAAACTTACGGGCTAGATATCTTTAATAATCTTCAAGAACGGCACCGATTGGGGGATAATTTAGAAGAAACAAGAAAAGCAGGAGAGACTTTTAGCCGTGAAGCTAAAGAATTTCAAGTTCCCGATTCTACTAATAAAAATTATTCTAAATTAGTTGAGACTTTCAAAAAATCAGGGATTCTCATTGAAAATTCATTAATAAAATCATTAGTTAAATTAACACCTCAACTTGATAAGCTCTCCATGACAATTTCGACAGATATTACCAAGTTTTTGGGAAGCAAGAATTTTGATAATCTATTGGATTCTTTTGTTTTAAATTTCAAGAAATTGAATGACTATATTTCATCGGGTCAATTTACAGATAATTTAAAAACGCTTGGATGCGCGGTCTTAGAATTAGCGAATGGTATTAACAAAGTAGCCGGGTTCTTTTTTGGAAAGACAACGGGTGAAAAAGCAATTGATGAATCTCATAAAAATAACACTGATTTAAAATCTATGTTAAATGGAACATACGGTAGCTTATCAAATGAGCAATTAAAGTCCTCAAAAGAGGGAATGTCCGTATTAATGAGTCAGGGTTATACATCCGCGCAATCTGCTGGGATTTTAGGTAATTTTATTCAGGAGAGTAGTTTAAACCCATCCAGTTTAAACAGTAGGGGTATGTATGGTATTGCCCAATGGTCTAAGCATAGACAAGCTGATTATGAATCTTGGGCTAAAAAGACAGGGCACCCGACTATGCGTAAGTCTTCATTACGCGATCAACTGTTATTTCATGTGAACGAATTAAAGTATGGTGGAGAACGAGCCGCTGGAATGGAAATATCCAGGGCGGCTACTGTAGATCAAGCAGCCCTGGGTGAGTATCATGCAGAACGCCCTGGAATGTTTGATTTTTCCTTGAATAGGAGAAAATATTACGGAAAACAAATCTATGATACAAATGTTATGTATAATGCACAAGTTCCAGCGCCCTACTTAGTTAATCAACAAAAAGTACAAGTTACCACAAGGTATAATACGGGGGCCGATGTGACCAGTTCTATTCAAGCGCTTACGGGGAGCAGTTATTAATGTCAATCTCTAGTTCAGCGGCTTTTCAATTAGCGTATCAAATTTCCCCTATCATTTTATATCAGGGGATAGCTCAATTTATGCCTGGTGGATATTTGCCATTAGCTGCGATAACCGAGGGGGTTAATTTATTGGGCGATGTTCTATCACAATCCAATTTATCGACCTATCAACCGTTTGCGAGTTTTGAGCCTTTACCTGGGAGTACACTTCTAGATTTTGATATTGCGACTTATCCTTTTGCTAATTTACAAATGGCGGCCAATGCTGTAGTACAAAAGCCTTTGCAAATCAGTATGTTGATGAAGTGTCCGGCTCAGAATAATGGTGGGTATTATCTAAAACTTGCGGCGTTAACCGCTTTGCAAACTGCAATACAAAATCACGTTACACAGGGCGGTAGTTTTATTGTAGCGACTCCCGCTTATATTTATAACAATTGCCTCTTATTAGGCTTACGTGACGTTACAAGCCCTTCTGATATAGTAAAACAATATATTTATCAATGGGACTTCGTGCAACCTTTATTGACCCAAAGCGCTGCATCCTCTGTTTTAAATTCATTTATGAATAAGGCAAATCAAGCGCTCCCTGTACAACCTACATGGAGTGGGACAGGAGTAACTATTGGAGGGATAACCCTATAATGGCGACCACAACTGTTTATTTTAACCCGTCAAATAGTGCTAATTTCCAATTTAATGTTACCTTGGATTCTGTTAATTACACGGCTATTTGTACTTGGAATTTATATTCACAACGATACTACCTTAACATTTATAATAGTTTCGGTTCTTTACAATTATCAATCCCTATCATTCCATCACCAGATACGTATTCTATCAGTCTAACTAAAGGATATTTTCAAACATCTATTGTATATAGGCTCAGTTCTCAAAACTTTGAGATAACCTCATGAGGTATTATCTTATTACTATAACGCCACTAGCGGGCGGTAAAACCATTACATTCACGTCTTTAGCATCTGATGGTATCCATTATAACGGGTCATGCCTTGAGGTCCAGCTTGATATGTTTCAATTTACATATGCAACGCCTATTGGTAATCCGTTTATAAGTATTAAAGGCGTCAGTTATGAGGTATTGAGTCAGGTATCAAATTTTAATGGGGCATCCATACAAGTCTCTGTGGGCATGTCTCAAGGTTTACCGTTAGCGAATGCAAAAGAAGCAGGGCTTGTGCTGAATGGTACCATCTGGCAAGCGTTTGCAAATTGGCAAGGGACTCAAATTTCTTTAGATTTAGTATGCGTGTACGCGATTGGCTCACCTTTAGTTCCTGTTAATTTATCGGGTAAATGGCTTAAAACACAAAACATGACACAATATGTTAAGCAAATGTTGAATCAAGCCTATCCAGCAATCAAAGTTTCAGGGTCATTTTCAAATAGTTTAATTTATACAGAAGATGCACCGGGATATTATGCCAATCTTGAAGAGTTTAGCTCTAAAATGTATGATATTTCAATATCCATCATTAAATCATCGGGATATCAAGGCGCTCAGATTACATTAACTCAGGGTGGATTTGTTCTGTTTGATGGCAGTGAGACAACCCCTGTTTTCCCTATTTCTTATTATGATATTATCGGTAATTTAACATGGATTGATTTTGCGACCATTCAAGCTAAGGTGGTGATGCGTGGGGATTTAACAGTAGGGCAATACATTGAGTTTCCTGCTGGTATTCCTGTTTTGAATACCATCAACAGTTTCAGTCAATACAAGAACAATTTAACTTTTAATGGAGTCTTCCAGATAAGCCAATTGCGGCACTGTGGGAACAGTCGTAACCCTGATGCTAACTCATGGGTCACGATCATTGATTGTTATATCGCCAATCAAGGTCTCCCTGGAATAACAAGTCCACAGGTGATGACGGTATGAATTTATCTCAAAAACGACCATTCGCCCAATCGCTTAATAACTTTACTCAAAGGCGACTTGCTGAATTTTACGATTTACAAGGTAAGGCATTGCCCTGTTCTGTTATCTCTGTGAATGGGGCGATTGTTACTGTCAGTTTTGAAATAACCGCGCCTGAAGGGGTGACATTCCCTACCATTACTTGTCCAATTGCCGAGAGTTCCTATGTTCGATTACCCGTCCAAGTGGGTGATTTAGGGGTAGTAATCCCGGCTAGTACTCGATTGGGTGGGGTTACGGGGTTAGGGATAGGATTAGCTGATTTTAGTGCTCCGACCAATTTGGGGGGTTTACTTTTTATTCCATTAGGCCATTCCAATTGGCCCAGTGTATCTACAGATCAGGTTAATGTGAACGGCCCGAATGGTGTCATTCTACGGGATAGTAATAATCAGTGTAGTATTAATCTAACATCTACAGGCGTTAGCACAACGATAGGTTCTACCACAATTACCACTGATGGGACATCCTCTACGGTCAATGTTAACGGCTATACCTTTGTTATCAATAGTTCCGGCATAACCGCTACAGTAGGCAGCTCAACGCTTACCATCACTTCATCTTCAATAGGCATCACAGCCACAGATATTTCATTAACAGGCTCTGTGACGATCAATGGGGCCGTAACGGGCACAATGAGCGTAGGTTCAATATCCGCTTCTGGGGATGTTACTGCGTCAGGTATCAGTTTATCATCCCATGTCCATGGGGGTGTTACCACTGGCAGTGGGGACACTTCACCCCCTTTATAATATTATTATTTTAGGGTCAACGACTTCGCCAAAGCCACATAGCTAATCATCAATAAAATACGAATACTTTTATTTTAATTATCATCCACAAAGCAGGGAAGGGTGTGACTATATATTGATCAATATTAGGTACCTTTTTATCATCCACAGGGGGGAGACCCATAGATTACCCCTGGACCCCCTTGGCCTCCACAAAATATTTGAAGTATCTAAAAATAAGTTCTTGACAATAACCAGCCCCCCATGCTAAAAATGCGTTGCGCCCCAAGCGCAACGCATTTCAGTAGCCTGGGGGGCAAGTCGGGTGGTCCTAGTAAAATTGAGGCCCAAGGGTTTTTTGTGGGGGGGCATCGAACGTATTTTGTGCAGTTAATTTATGTTCACTAATATTTCTAGTCACGTTGAAAAAATAATTATTTTTTGATATAATGAATTCTTAACCGGAGGGTATGACCATTGCTGACACCATAACTCGAACCTATGGAAGAGATACAAACGGGAACTGGTTTTTAGTAACTGAAACCAGTTATATCTGGTTAACTACGCTTGCTCAAGTTTTACAGTTAAATGAGAATGAGAGCCCATTCTATGCAAACTATGGAATACCTGCTATCAATTCTATACAAACACAAGTACCTCCTGATATGGCTGTTTCTCGTACACAATCCCAGTTTGCTTCTTATTTTGCAAGTCTTACTGTATATAAGTACCCAGGAATGAATATTCCAACTTATAATATTTATGCGTTATTTTTTGACGGTACAATTATTCAACAAATGGTGACATAATGGCAACTCTAACTCCCGTGGGTGCAGTACCTACTTCTCCTACGGTACTTCTTGCAGACTTAATCGCTGATGCAGTAGCACTTTCACCTGGATTAACAACCGCATTACCCGGTTCCATGATTGAAGATATGTCGAGTACGGCAACAGGCGCTCTGGTCGTCCAGGATGGTCAAATTGTGGACTTGTTAAATTCGATCAGTCCCTACACGGCGAACTCTTATATTTTAACCCAATTGGGGAACGTTTACGGCGTACAACAAGGCATTGGGTCTAACACATCGGTTTATGTGGTCTTTACAGGTACTCCTGGCTATACCATTGATATAGGATTTATCGTATCCGATGGAACGTATCAATATACGGTGCAAGATGGGGGCGCTATAGCCTCTGGTGGAGAAAGCCCAGCACTATACTGCTTAGCAACAGTATCGGGATCCTGGGCCATCCCAGAGGGTTCTGTGGTGCAGTTGATTACCAGCGTCCCCTCTGGGTATACTCTAACCTGTACAAATCCTACGGTAGGGCTTCCAGGGGCTGCGGCCCAAACGGTAACTGATTATCAAGCGCAAGTTATTTCAGCAGGACTCGCAACTTGTCAAGGAACGGCTAATTTTATCAAAACGCAGTTGCAGTTAGTATCAGGAGTACAAGCGCGGTTAATATCAGTTCAAACAGCCGGTTCTGGATTAAAAGTAATTGTGGGGGGTGGAGACCCTTACCAAGTAGGCGCTGCAATTTATAATGCCATTGGGAATATAAATATATTACAAGTAAAATCAAGCTTAGGAACGACCGAAATAGTTGATATTTTAGATTATCCTGATACTTATCCCATTACTTTTGTTATCCCCACTCAGCAAACGATCACGGTGGCTATTACCTATAAAGTACTGGCTAGCGCTAATATCGTCAGCAATGCGGTTATTACTTCACTAGCCGCACCCGCAATTGTTAACTACATCAATTTAATTTATGTAGGGCAAGCTGTTAACTCATTAAGTATTAGTGACGCCTTTACAAGTTCTGTAGCCTCAGTTTTACCCGAATCGTCAATCTCTGAACTGGCTTTTGTCATTACCATTGATTCTTCTGTTATTAGTCCGACAGGAACCTTGTATCAAGGTGATGTGGAAGGGTATTTTAATATGATACAATCCGATATCACTATAACGTTGGCGTAATATGATGACAAATCCTAATTTTCCAACAGAGCCACCTTTAACCACAACGTTAAACTCATACCCTTATGTTCAATATTCAGATGATGAGAATGTCAGCGCTTTCTTTACAGCCTATAATTCAGCAAGTCTATCTAATTTAAGTTATGTTAATGGTTTAAATTTACCCAACTTTCTCATTCAAACGGGTACATTATTAAATTACACGGTACAAGGTATCTACGGAATTTCTCGGCAAGATTTACCGTTTGGCGGCCCTCGTCCTTTTGGGCCATTCAATACCTTCGAACTTAATCAAGAAGAATTAAACGAATTTAAATTCATCTCGAATAGTAACTCTTATGCGGTCAGTGACCTTGTTTTTCAACGAATAACACAATGGTGTGTATATAAGGGTGATGGGTTCCAATTTACGCCCAAATGGTTGAAAAGAAGGGTTATTCGTTTTCTATCGGGTGAATTATACCCCGATAATACCTATCAAGTCAGTGTCACTTATCCGACCTTACAATCAATCTTAATTATTATCAATTCGGGAGAGTATTCCCTTGATTTAGCCCCTATTCTAGCGGCTGGCATTGAAGCGGGAGTATTGTTATTGCCGTTGGAATACACGGTTACTGTGGAGATTAACGCAATATGACAAATTTTCTATTTAGCAATAACGCATTTT